GCTGGAAGCCCATTAAATGGTGCTCCAAAGAGAGCAAAATAATAAGGACTTATAGATGAATTTACTACGAGAGCATTTGACCTTTGACCAAGCAGGAGTTATCGTTGAGAATGCCAACGAAGGGAAAGACTTGTTTATGAAAGGAATTTGTATACAAGGCGGAGTACGCAACGCAAACCAGCGTGTTTATCCTGTAAATGAAATTGGCAGGGCTGTCAAAACTCTCAGCGAGCAGATACAAGGTGGATATAGTGTTCTCGGTGAAGTAGATCATCCAGAAGGCCTCACAGTCAATTTGGATCGTGTTAGCCACATGATAACTGAAATGTGGATGGACGGTCCAAATGGCTACGGAAAAATGAAAATCCTTCCAACGCCTATGGGACAACTTGTAAGAACAATGCTAGAAAGTGGAGTTAAGCTAGGAGTTTCAAGTAGAGGGTCAGGAAATGTTTCAGAAGACGGAAGCGGAAATGTAAGTGATTTTGAAATTATTACAGTAGATGTTGTAGCACAACCTAGCGCACCTGGTGCGTATCCAACTCCTATATACGAACATTTAATGAATACAAGAGGTGGTTATAAGGCATATGAATTAGCACAGGCAACTAAAGAAGATAAAAAGGCACAAAAGTACTTAAAAGAATCGTTGATCAATATGATCAATCGACTCCAATAATAGGAGAATAATAATGTTGGATGCACTAAAAACACTTTTTGAGAACAACGTAGTTTCAGAAGATGTGCGCCAGGAAATTGAAGAAGCATGGAACGCAAAGGTGAAAGAAAATCGCCTAAGTGTTACTGCAGAACTTCGTGAAGAGTTTGCTCAAAAATATGAGCATGATAAAGGCTTAATGGTAGAAGCTGTAGACAGAATGGTAAGTGAAAAACTAGAAGCTGAAATGGCTGAACTAGTTGAAGATCGTAAGCAACTTATTGAAGCTAAGGCCAAATATACTAGAGCTATGAAAGAAAATGCCTCTGTAATGAAGCATTTTGTAACACAAAGCTTAGTAAAAGAAGTCAGAGAATTACACGAAGATCAAAAAACAATGGCGGACAAATTTAAAATGTTAGAAGATTTTATTGTTGAAAGTCTAGCATCAGAAATTAAAGAGTTCCAAATTGATAAGAAAGATTTAGCTGAAACTAAAGTAAGACTTGTTAGAGAGGCTAAAGGACATTTCAAGAAAGTTAAAACAAAATTTGTAGAAACAAGTGCAAATAAAGTATCTACATTAGTTGATAAAGTTCTTAATAAAGAAATTCATCAATTAAAAGAAGATATTCACACTGCACGAAAAAATGACTTTGGTAGACGATTGTTTGAAGCATTTGCAGCTGAGTATGGCAACAGCTATCTCAACGAAAAATCCGAAACATCTAAACTTTTAAAAGTTGTTGATATTAAAAACAAGCAATTGATAGAAGCCAAGAAAATACTTGAGCAGGCTAAAATTGCTGCACAGAAAAAGCAAAAAGAAGTAAAAAGTCTAAATGAATCTATTCAAAGAAATAAAATTATTTCAGAGTTAGTAAGCCCATTGAATAAATCACAAAAAGAGCTTATGCTTGATTTATTAGAAAGTGTACAAACAGATAGACTACAAAATTCTTTTGAAAGATATTTACCAACCGTAATTGACGGTAAAAAACCAGAGCAAAAAAAGGCAATTATAACAGAAGGCAAAGAAGTAACAGGCAATAAAAAACAACAAGAAATGACAACTGGTGCAAGGGATAATGTCATTGACATTCGTAGACTTGCAGGACTTAATTAAGGAGAAATAAGAGATGTCAGAATTATTAGAGAGTCGCTGGCAGGATACTAGAGCTGCACTTCTAGAAGGCCTACAAGGCACGAAAAAAAGCGTCATGGCAACGACTTTGGAAAATACAAGAAAGCATTTACTTGAAAGTGCAACAGCTGGTTCAACTGCAGCTGGAAACGTAGCTACGTTAAACAGAGTAATTTTACCGGTAATTAGAAGAGTAATGCCAACCGTTATTGCTAACGAAATTGTTGGTGTCCAACCAATGACAGGACCAGTAGGTCAAATCCATACACTTCGTGTGCGATATTCAGATACTACTGGTGACGTAACAGCAGGTGAAGAAGCATTGTCACCATTTAAGATTGCGAACAGCTACTCCGGTACTGGAACAGATCCAAATGGTAAGCCAGATGCAACAGCTAGCCTAGAAGGTCAAGCTGGTAGAAAAATGTCAATTCAAATCTTGAAGCAAACTGTTGAAGCTAAAACAAGAAAGCTCAGCGCTCGCTGGACATTCGAAGCTGCACAAGATGCTCAAGCTATGCACGGAATTGATGTTGAAGCTGAAATTATGGCTGCTTTAGCCCAAGAAATTACCGCTGAAATTGATCAAGAAGTTCTTAACAGCCTTAGAACTTTAAGTGGATCTACAGGTGCTTATGATCAAACAGCAGTATCTGGTACAGCTACATTTGTTGGCGACGAACATGCTGCTCTAGCAGTATTGATTAACAGAGCTGCAAACGTTGTTGCTCAAAGAACAAGAAGAGGCGCTGCTAACTGGGCTGTTGTTTCTCCGTTCGCATTGACCATTTTGCAAAGTGCTACAACAAGTGCTTTTGCTAGAACTACAGAAGGCACATTTGAAGCTCCTACTAATACAAAGTTTGTAGGTACATTGAATAATGCTATGAAAGTATATGTTGATACATATGCAGGCGACAACACGGATGTACTCATTGGATACAAAGGTTCAAGTGAGAGTGATGCTGCTGCATTCTACTGCCCATACATTCCATTGATGAGCAGCGGAACAGTACTTGATCCAGCTACATTCGAGCCAGTAGTCAGCTTTATGACAAGATATGGATATGTAGAATTAACAAATACAGCTTCATCTCTTGGTAATGCTGCTGATTACTTGAATAAAGTAGAAATTACAGCCTCAAACGTAAGTTTCAGCTAATAATTTTTTTACTGTAAATAAAATTAGGTTCTATAAATACTTTTATAGAACCTTTTTTTATGGAGAAAAACTCATGGCTTACACAGACGCAGTATTAGAACATTATAATAATCCTAAAAATGTTGGCAGTTTAGACAAATCGGCAGCAGATGTTGGTACAGGACTAGTTGGTGCACCAGAATGCGGTGACGTTATGAAATTACAAATTCGTGTAGAAGATGAAAAAATTGTTGATGCAAAATTTAAAACATTTGGTTGTGGATCAGCTATTGCAAGTAGTAGTTTAGCAACAGAATGGGTAAAGGGCAAGACAATAAACGAAGCTTTTGAAATAAAAAATACAGAAATAGTAGAAGAACTTGCACTTCCTCCAGTAAAAATTCATTGTTCAGTTTTAGCAGAAGATGCAATTAAAGCAGCAATAAAAGATTACAGGAGTAAGCAATGCACAGAGAATTAGTAGATCAAGACGAAAATGAACAAATAGGCTTAACTAATTATCGCTTTAAAGATTTGCCAAACTGGGCAAAAAAAGCATGGTTAGAACAAAAACAAAACAAGCCTAAAACTTGATAAATACTTTGTACGATAGTGTGCCACACAGGTGGACTTATGCTGACCCACAGCGTACCGGATAGAACCCGCGATTATAAGGAGAAACAAATGGGACGCCCGATTAATAAAAGATATTTTGGAACACCTACTGCAACTGGAAATCAAATTAAAGTTCAATTTCATAATGGAAGTAGCAGTGTTCCAGGTTGGATAGTAAAACAAAAAGCATCAAAAAAATTCCTTTGCGAAGACGGACAAGGTAATACAGCGATATGTAGACTTGTTCAAACAGCAACGGATGCCGCAAATCTAACTGCAGGACAAATGACAATAAGTGTTAAACTGGATAATACAGATGTAGTTCAAGTTAAAAAAATTGCAGCAAGAGTTATGACAGCAACAGACGGTGTGAGATATCCATGGAACTTCTCAACCAGCACAACAGACGGTGCAGCACAAATGGAAGAAGCTGGAACTGATGGTACAGTAACAGCAGGTGCTGATCTAACATTAGGTACAGATGATGATGTATTAACAGGTGCTGATGAGTTTGGTGATCCAACTCCATAATGATTTTATAGGGGAGGCAAACTCCCCTATTTTGGAATAAAATATGTCAAAAGTTTTAAGTGTAGAAAATGGAAATTACGTTGTAAAAGTTGAAAGTGGTAAAAAAATTATCCTTGACACTAGCAGAGGAGAAGTTGATAGTGACGGAAACCTTTTAGGAGAAGTAGTTATTAATGGTAGTCTACTGGTAAGAGGAGATACTATTACTGTTAATTCACAAGACACTAATATATTAGATAATATATTAGTTTTGAACAAATATGAAGATCCTCAAGGAATAAACGGAATTTTAAAAAACACATCTGGTATTGAAATAGATAGAGGACAATCTCCTAGAGTTAGGATGGTGTTTGATGAAACAATATCCTGGACAATGGGCGGTGTGCAAGGCGACGGATTATTTACTTTTGAAAACGATGGATATACCTATCCTATTCCTATATATGTAGGTGGAATAAAAAGCCCAGGAACGTTGTGGATTGATTGTTCAAATGAAGCAATTAGTGTTACAAATTCTGTAGCATATGAAGAGAAAATTTTTCATTATGTAGCAGGGCAAATCAATGATAACGGAAATGATGGAATAGTAGATGATGATTACATACCTAATGCTAGAGCTGTTGTAGATTATGTTCAATATGCTTTTAACACTATTGGTGTACAATCGGGTATAGAAAATTTTGATACAACATTTAGAGTTTATGATAATCAATTAGACAGCTCAGAAAGTCGAGCAGAAGCAGAAATTGACGGAAATACTGTATTCCAAGTATTTGCAGATAGAACCGTTATTAATTCATTAAAGTTTGAATCCAATAAAATTTCCCCCACACAAATTGATACTGACTTAGAATTAGAAGCTCCAGGTGTAGCTACAGTAAAAATTAAAGACGTACTCGAATTGACAGAAACACCACATACAGGCGATATAAAAGTTGATCCATTTGCACCTACAGAAGGAATTAAAATTTACAGCAAAATTCCTCATACAGGAAATACTGGTTTATATTTTATTAATAGAAATAATACTAATGATGAACTAATTAGTAAAAATAGATCAATCTTATACAGCATGATTTTTTAAGGATAATATATGGCAGTAAAAGGTTTTAGATTACAAAACGCAGATTTAACTTTATTAGAACCTACAGTTGGACAAAGTCTTGCAATTACAAATATAATGGTTTGTAATAACAGCAACTCAGATAGCGCATCCTTTAGCATGCATCTTGTTGCAAACGGAGATCCTATATCAGATGGAACAATTCCTGGACCAACAAATAGCAGAGTCATTAATAATTTGACTCTTGCACCAGAAGAAACTTTTACATTTGATAATGAAAAAATTGTTCTAGCAGAAGGCGATAAATTAGTAATTTTTGCCGAACCTGCTGTAGAAACATATCAAGCAAATCCAGGAGATCCTGTACTTAATTTAACAAACTTAGGCGCAGTAGTAAGTTATTTGGAAGTATAATGCGATTAATAAAACAACATACTACGAATAGTAGAATTATAACCGGTAAAGGTTTTAAATACGATGCATCTACTGATATTTCAACAATAGAAGCAAATGGATTAATTTTTCCAACAGGTGATAGTTCGACAAGACCTTCTACACCTACTAATGGATTAGTAAGATATAATTCTACAATAAATGAATTTGAATTTTATGCAAATAATACATGGCAGGTTGTAAGATTTAAAGAACCTGGATTAATAACTAAACAGGTCATGACATTACCAGATGCTGTGCATACTATTTTTGGACCGTTACTAAGTAATGATGCCGCATTTCCTGTTCCGTTGAGTGCAAATAATATATTAGTTTATGTAGAAAATGTATTTCAAATTGCACCGTTGAATTTTGATATGATAGAAAGTCCGTCTTCAACAGGCACAGGAGACGAGATAAGCGTGTTTTATCTTACAAACGGTGACGAATATATAATTACATCACCTGGAAACACTGATTTTACAATAGTTGGTGCAGCAAACAATTTGCAAGGAACTATATTTACAGCTGACATTACATTAGAAGTTACGCAAACGTTAACATTATCTAACCCAAACGGAAATGCAGGAACTACAACTGATGATTTTTTTGCATACAGTGTAGCTATTAACAATAATGCTGCGAATAGTTTAATTTTAATAGGTGCCTACAAGGAAGATGATGCACAAGGCAACGAAGCAGGTAAAGCATACATTTACAATCTCAGTGGTACATTATTACATACATTAGATAATCCCCAAGCCTATGGAGGTACTACTGAAGATTTGTTTGGTTTCAGCGTATCTATTAGTAATACTTACGCCGCTGTAGGTGCATTCCAAGAAGATGATGCTATCGGAGGACCGGGTGCAGATTCTGGTAAAGTTTTTTTATATGATATTACAAATATTCAAAATATACCAGATCACACTTTTTCTAATCCTAATGAAGAAGCAGGAGGAGTTACAAATAACACTGATTGGTTTGGCTATAGTATCGCTGTAACAGACACTCATCTTGTTGTTGGAGTACCAAAAGCAGAAGGAACCCAAGGACTAGATACAGTAGGTAATGTAGTAGTTTATGAATTTGCAACAATGGGCGCAGGGCCTAATTATAATAAAACAATTATAGAGAATCCATTGCCGACAGGTACATGGTTTGGATCTGCAGTAGCAGCATCAGACAATTATATTATAGTAGGTACAAATCCAATAGAAGGAAATACATATAACAACCGTGTACATATTTTTGATACAGCAGGTAATCATTTATATATTTTAGATAATCCTAATACTGCTACAACAGATGATGGTTTTGGGTTTAGTTTGGACATATCTAATAGATATGCGATAGTAGGAGCTTTTAATGAAGATGGTGGACTAGGCAACGATACTAATCAAGGATCGATTTATATATATGAAATACCAGTTGATGCTCCTGTTAGTCCTCCTGAATTTTTAGATCCTGTGATGTACACAAATCCAAACTGGGACGGAGTCACTCCAGAAGACGAATTCCTAAACAACGAATTTGGAGGAATTGATGATCCAAACCCATTTGGACTTGCAACAGACGATAGATTTGGTTTTAAAGTGGCTATTTCTGATGTATATGCAGTTATAAGTGCTCACACAGAAGATTCTCAAGATACTGAAGGTGCTGTACAAAGCAATAGCGGGATTGTATATGTGTTTGATCTACTTACAGGTCTAAAATTAGCAGATATACCAAATCCAAATGGCTATTCAACTGCAGTAGATGATCAGTTTGGAGCAGCAATTAGCGTGTCAAACACCCAATTAGTTGTAGGTGCATATCAAGAAGACGACAGTGCTGGTACAACATCGGGTAAGGCGTATGTTTATGATATAGAGGGTAAAGCATTAGGAACAGGATTAGTCAGACCAACTGGACAATACTTAGAATTTACTTCACCTCCAGCTCTTAACAAAACTATTACTGTTTATCATAACTTCGACAAATAAGGAGAAACAAATTGGCAGTAGGAAGAATTTCTGGACAACTTTTAGAACCGGTATTAGAGAGAGATGGAGTACCTCTTACTTTCACAAGTAATGGCAACACTCTTTTACATTTTGATACTGCAAACAATAGGGTAGGAGTAGGAACTCAGACGCCGGCTACTGATTTCGATGTAGGCGGAACTTTTGCAGCAACTCAACTACAAGCAACAACGTTTACAGCTGGCACTATTCAGATAAGTGGTAACACCATTACCACTACAGGCGGTGATATTAATATTACACCGCCTCTAGCAACTAACAGAGTGTTAATAGGTGGAGATTTAGAGGTAACAGGGTCAGTCCAAACACCTGCTGGTGTAACAATATCTGCTCAGGACAATCCTCCTACTGCTCCTATAAATGGATCCATCTGGTTAAACACTATAAACATGGGTCTATATGTCTATTTTGTAGACGGTGACAGTGGTCAATGGTTACAACCTAGCATTGGAATAAATCAAGTAAATGCTTTTACTAGTGTTCAAATCGGAGATTCAGTAGTAAATGCTATAGGGCTAGATACTTTAATTTTAGAACCGGGTACAGGAATAACATTTTCTGCAACAGAATCAGCTAATACAGTAACAGTATCTAGTAATGCTGTTACCCAAGAAGAAACTATTGCATATTCTATAGCTTTAACGTAAAGGTAAAATAATGGCTTTAAATTTTCCAATTAATCCAAATGCAGGAGACACATTCCAAACAGCAGACACGGTATGGCAATATGATGGAGTAGTGTGGAATGTTTTGTCTAATAATCCGAATGCATTACAGATTTTATCTAATATAGATAAACAAACAAATAATCCTGATGCAACTCCAGGTTTAGTCCTAACATCTGCAGGAGATACTACATATGATTTCCAGTCTCCTATTGACACTTTAGTTGAGCTAAATGATGTAGATACTGTGACAAATGATCCTTTAAATCAGTTAGGTAGGTACCTAACTACAGACGGAAATGGCGGATTCTTTTTTACTATTCGAGGAGACAATCTATCAGGACTTGCTGATGTAGACAGTACTACAAATACACCTTTAACAGTTGCAGGAAGGATATTGCAATCGGATGGTCTAGGCGGATTCCTTTTTAGTAGTATAACGCTATCTCAAGTAAGTAATGTAAATTTAACATCTAATTCTCCTAACTCAACTCCAGACTTAGTTCTTACAAGCGTAGGCGGAGGATCGTATCAATTTAAACCACTTGATGATATATCAAGTTCATCATTAAGTGCTGCTGATATTGGTGTTGTAAACGGTGTATTAGGGTATGATGAAAATCTAAATACTTTTATACAACAATTTCAATTACCGACTGTTTCGTCTAATAACGGTTTTTTGTATAATAATGCAGGAACAATTACTACAACAAATAATGTTTTTACCGGATTAGGAAGTTGGCAAATCTTAACAAATGTAAATGGTGATTTAATTTTCCAATATAATGGAGTAAACATGGTAGCATTTAGAACTAATGGGGAAATTGAAGCAAAAGATGATATTACTGCAATGACAGGGACTATTGTTTAGGAAAAAATTATGCCATTACAAACTACAGGACCGATTAAAATAACCCAAATAGCAACTGAAATGCAGGATACTGCTCCGCATTCTATGACTGAATTTTATGGAAAATCAAAAACAACACCTGAAACCGGTGTAGTAAGTTTTACAGATTATTATGGCTCTGAATTATATATTCCACCGCAGGTGTTGACCGGAACACCGTTCCATATTACAGGTGGTTTGGCTGCGCCTAACCAAGCTGCTAGTGCAGAAGCAAACGCAGGAGATTATGGAGATGAAGAAGCTTGGCCAGATGGATCTGGAGGCTATACCCGGACTACAGGAGTTTACGCCTCTGTAGCATGTGGCAATTCATTAAACATGGGGGATCCGTTTGCAACTTATAATAGCACATCTGCCGGCGGCGTAACTACATATTGTTCAATATATACCGATCAAAACTTTTATTATTCTCGTATGTGTTGGGGAGGTGATCAGATTGCTGTCCTACAACAGTTATGGGACACAGCAGATAAACAAAATTTCTTAGGATCAATTTATTTCCGTGCACCTAGGTCAGGACAAACTAATTATCGAACAAACGAATTCCAAGTAAGAGATAGCCTAGGCAACTTATTACGAAATCGAACAGACTGGTATGATCAAACATATGCAGGTGCCTTTAGAGGCGTATTGACATGGAAAACTGATGGAACTGGGTATGATTTTGTAAAAGATTCTGGTGCATCTGATGGATTACCAAGCCATTCAGAAAGTGGCCTGTCTCTCCCAACTGAATTTTTCACCACATTTAATGCTAGGATATATAGCTCATATTGTAACTCATGTACAGCAAACGCTCACATGCGAGAAATGAGATATAATTACTACGCACCGTAACAAGTAAACTTTCATAAGATAAATAATATATAGATATTTTATGAAAGACATTCATGGCTCTTGATATTAATAATAATAGTGTTGAACTTATAGGTAAAACACCAGTAAATGTTTTACAATCTACAAAAAAAACAACTGTAATAGGCCTTGCTATTACTAACGTAACAAATACAGCAGTAAGTGCAACAGTTTTATTAGAGAATGAAAATAATATAACAGTTCATTATTTAAAAAACACTATAATTGCATCAGGTACAAGTTTAAGATTAATTTCTACTGGAGAAAAATTAGTCTTAGTTCCGTCAAATACAATCTATGTTCAATCAAATGTTGAACAATCTTTAGATGTACTTGTAAGTTATGTAACTGTTTAAAAGGATTTTTATGTCATATTTTATTGGAATTACACCGTCAGATATTAATCAAAGTTTTATAAAAAGATATTTTTATGGTCTGCGCAGGAATGAGGATGGAGAGTTGTATTTTATCATAGTTGATCAACTAGGAACAGACGATGATGCACTAATTATAAATGAAATAGGTGCAGGTGAAGATAATTATCCTTTCTTTGAGGAAGGGATTGATTATTTAGAAGGAGTAACTGTCAATCATGAAATAGAATATGCAAATTTACGATATCCTCAGTTTAAATGGGATAATCGGTTTTTAAGTTATTATGTTGACGATAATGGTAGATTATCTATCAAAATTAATGCAACTCACACATATGAAGAAGGTGTATCTACAGAAGGTTATTAACAGATGTCAGAATTTAAACTAGAAAGATTTAAGTATAATTGGACAGGTCCATGGTTACCAGGGACTACTTATAACAGAGATGATGTTGTTAATGTAAACAGTAAAAGTTATGTGTGTATCAAACAGCATGTTTCTAATGCAGATTTTAACATTGATCTAAAAGCAACAGTACCACTAAGTTCGCCACCGGTTCCAGATCCATATTGGATTTTGATGACTGGCGGGCAATCATTTGTAGGAAGATGGACCAACAATCAACAGTATGAAGAAGGAGATATTGTATTATTCGACGGATCTTTATGGCTTGCTATATCAGGACATTATTCTACTACGTTTGTTAATGATAACGATAATTGGCAGCTTTTTGTTAATGGACAAGAATATGTAAAAAATTGGATTCCTAATAAAGAATACGGTGCCGGAGCTATTGTAAAATATAATGGACTTAATTATAAATGTGTAATTTCTCATACATCGAGCAATTTTTTAGAAAATAATATTAATGACTGGACATTGTTTACAGATAGTAACATGTTTGTAGGAGATTTTGATGCTAGCACTTTTTATAAGAAAAATGACTATGTAAATTTTGGCGGTAGTATATATGTAGTACTAGAATCTCACATTAGTGGTAATGAAATTGACCGACATAAATTTGAATTAGTTGTACCTGGTTATGTTTTTGCAGATGTTTGGGACGAAACTGTATATTATGGTGTAGGAGATATTGTTAATTTTGGTGGTACGTTGTATATATGTTTAGTTGAAAACTATGCTGTTTCACCGGCGTCTAATGATGATAGTATATCTTATTGGGAAATTTTACTCGCATCAGTAGCATTTACTGGAGAATTCAGTGTTGAACAGGCTTACAAACCTGGAGATTTAGCTAAAGCAGGCGGCCAAATTTATAGAGCAGTTCAAGTTACAGGTGCAGATCCTTCGTATGACGATCTTGAAGATATAAATTTTTGGAAACTGTTTATACCGGGTCAAAAATGGACAAATTTTTGGAAAAATCAAACTAGATATGTGATTAATGATTTAGTTTATTTTTTAGGTGAAACATGGAGATGCAATACAACACATATTTCAGCAATAGTAAATATTCCTGGCGATAATGGTAAAGGATTTTTTTATTGGGATTTAGTTGTTCAAAGCGGTAGTGAAGCTGGTATGAACAATCCTGGCGATTTATTAACATATGATTTCCAAAGAGAATTTGTAGGCGACACAAGCACAATTGGACCTACTGCAGTTAATATTGGAGACTACGATCAATTATTATCTATAAATCAAGAATCGAGTGTTTTTTGGAGGACTATACACCAAACAGAAACCACAGTTGTTTATGTAACACCTACTGGTGTTGATAGTTCGGATAGAGGTTTAGATCCTTATCATCCTTTTAGAACAATCAATTACGCATGTAGATTTGTAGAAACAAGGAACATAATGCCTTGTAAAATTTCTGTTAGTACTGGTCGATATGAAGAAATATTACCAATTGTTGTGCCTAAAATGACAGTAGTAATGGGAGATGAATTAAGAGCTACTAACATAGTTGCAAAAGGTGCAGGAGAAAATAATTCAACTGTTATATATAATAGTCTTGCATTTGGACGATCGTTATTTACAACATTAATATCAGGAGATTTACCAGATGTACACAATGAAAATCCTTTTACCCCAGTACCGTTATCAGACGTAATAGATAATCCACAACCGTTAGTTGATTATTATGCTAATTTGACAGATGAAATTACGGATGCTATAGAATTATTATTACAAGGTGAAAACACAAATATTACAATTACAGGAAGTAACAATTTATCAGCAGCTGAATTTATAATTGCAGCAAACTTAATAAAAAATAATGCAAATTTTTTAGCTACTGAATGTATGATTTATAGTAAATCAATTTCATTGACAGTTATAAATGAAGACAAGTTAGTAAACGACATGTTGCTTTTCTTAGAAGGATACGAATATGATTTTAGATACGAAGGCAATTACAAAACTCAAAGATACTCAAAATTGTATGTAAATGGTATTATTGGGTCAGAAAAAGAAAACATGTTCCTAGTTAGAGATATTACTGGAGTAAGAAATTGTACAACAGAAGGCTTAACAGGAACAATTACAGGGGAACGTTCCCAAATTCAAACCACACGAGTTTCGGGAGGTGCTTTTGTTAGTTTAGATCCTGGATGGGGACCAGATGATCAATCTGTATGGATTCAAAATCGTTCTCCATATATCCAGGGCGTAACTACTATAGGGGTAGGTTGTATTGGTGCTCATATAGACGGAGACTTACACAATGGCGGTAATCGATCACTTGTAGCAAATGATTTTACCCAAGTGATTAGCGATGGAATAGGAGCTTACATACTCAACAGAGGCAGAGTAGAGCTAGTATCAGTTTTTACCTATTATTGCTTTACAGGATATTTGGCAGAAAATGGTGGAACAATACGAGCCACAAATGGAAATAACAGTTATGGAGAGTATGGCAGTGTAGCTATAGGAATAGATGATGCTGAAATACCACAAACTGCAACAGTAAATAATCGAACTACACAAGCTTCAGTCTACTCTGCTTTTGCAGGAGAAATTTCAGACGATACTGGAGAATTAGATCGATTACTTATATTTGAATATAGTCATTGTGGAGAAAATTATTTAAATGCTACAGCAACTGTAGTAGGAGCTGGTAATTTTGTTAATACTAAATATGATAATTTTAGGCAAGGTGGCATTAAACAAATTAGATTATTAGAACCGCAAGATAGTACACGTATTGGAGGATTAGGTTATACAAATGTTAAAAATAATGCACAAGAAGGTACTGATTCAACCATTTTACTTTCAGCAACTGATTTGCGTACAGCAGAAGATTATGTTGGACAAAGATTAGTTATTACATCTGGACCAGGAACAGGTCAATATGGCTATATTCAAGCATACGATGACGATGAAAATAGTAATGATTATAGGACTGCTACTATCTACAAAGAAAGCGATGACACAGCAGGTTTTGATCACATAGTACCAGGAACAGTTATTGAACCATTATTAACAGCAAGCACTACATATTCTATAGAACCTCGAGTTACAATACCACACCCAGGATATGATACTACTTTATCATCTATCGGTCAATCAAAATTATGGACAGATATCACATGGGGAATTACTACCGAACAATTTTTAATATCTTTAGATTTTGGAGAAGGTGAAACTGATGGTGTTGTTGCTGCTAGAGCTGCTTTAACAATTACAAAAACAGGATCTGTCTACTCAGTTGCTATAGATGATCCTGGTGCAGGTTATGCAGTTGGAGAAACATATACAATTGTTGGATCATCAATAGGCGGAAATGATGAAGAAAATGATCTCAATATTAAAATAACAGAAGTTACAGATGATAGTACGGCAAGTGTTGTTGCGTTTGATTTTGACGGCTTAGGTTTACCAGGAAAATTTGTAGTTATTTCGGATGGAAATTTTGTTAGTGTATCTGTAGATGGAGTAAATTGGGAAGAGTATACACTACCAACTATACAGACATGGAATAAAGTAATAAACGGTGACGGAATATTTATAGCCATTCCAACAGGACTATCAAGTATTATAGCAAGATCAACAACTGCAACTGCTTGGAGTAGTGTTGTTTTACCTTCGTCATTAGACATAAAAGACATTGCATATGGAGATGGAGTTTTTGTAATTTTGACAAATTCTAATACCTCGTATTACAGCACTAACGGAACTACGTGGTCAACAAGCTTGTTAACAAATGCAATAACTACAGACTGGACAGTAATTACTTACGGTTATGATAAATTTATTGCATTATCTGATGCAGAAGCAATTGCAACAGGTGTGTATGAAAATGGTGTTTTAACATGGACAGTCACTGGCAATATAATACCAGTTAATCCTAACACTTCTAATCCTTGTGAATTTAGAAACATGATTTATTTAGCTGGGCGCATTTTAGCATTAACAATCGATAATTTGATTGTTTCATGTATTACAGAAACTCTAGAAGTATGGACAGTTTATGATAATTTACCTTTAGGTAACTGGACTAAAATATCACAAGGCAATGGCCTTTATTTTTTAACTACAACTTACGAAGGAAATTTAATTGGAATATCTGAGGATGGTGTAAATTGGAGAACAGAAGAACTACCTTTAGGTACCAACAGATGGAATGCAATATCTTTTGGTTACACAGGAAATACATCATACACATATTGTTGTATTTCTTACAATGACAGTGATTTAGTATTAATAGACACAGGAAAGCAAGCTCTTGCAAGAACAAAAATATCAAGTAATACAATAGAAGAAGTAGTGATTTGGGATCCTGGAAGTGGTTACAAAGATAATGTTAACTATAGCACAGAAATATTTTATGATAATCAATGGGTTTCGCAAGCATTTGTTACCTTAAGATTTGGACTAAATGTTCTTAGTCAACCCTCTTTTATTAATAGAGGTATTGGTTATAGAAGTAGTACTACACGAGTAACAATCGACGGAGATGGGTTTGCAGATATAATTCCATCAAATGCAGTTGACCTTGTTGTAGATGGTTTAGTACGTTATCCAGGACCTGGAGCACAGTTACGGATAGCTGGAATTTTAGACGAAGACGAAGATCCAGAAGATGAAATCTTAAGGATTCTAACTTTAGTAACAATTACACCTCTTGGCTCTGACGGAACCCTAGCAGGTACATTTAGAGCTCAAATTAGGGTAAGTCCAAAAATTCAAAATAAAGACTTTTTAACTCATGGTAGGTCTGTAGAAATAAGAGAAAGATATTCGCAATGTAGAGTAACTGGACATGATTTCTTAGATATAGGAACTGGAAATTTTGAACAAACAAATTATCCAGAATTATACGCAGGTGGTGCTTTCTTTATAGCTAAACCAGAACAAGAAGTAATAGAGTTAAGCGGAGGAAGAGTTTTTTATGTCTCTACAGATCAGGACGGTAATTTTAGAACAGGTGAATTATTTGCGGTAGAACAAGCTACAGGTATTGTAACCATTAGTGCTGATTTCTTTTCATTAGATGGATTGTCTGAGTTAGCATTGGGCGGAGTAAGACTAGGAGGTTCAGGAACTGTAATTAGAGAATTTTCAACTGATCCAGTATTCTTTGCAGATTCTGACAACGTTGTTCCTACTCAAAGGGCTATCATACAGTTTATCCAAGAAAGAATTAGTGCAGGAGGCGGAGAAGTTTTAACTAACGAACTTATAGCAGGCCAAGTACGTGTTGGAACAACTGAAAATATAATTAGTACTACAACAGGTTTCAAAGTGAATTTTGATAAAAGAATGGATTTTTATGGTGTATCTAATAAAGGTGTTAAAGGAACACCGTTAGCATTATCATATTACTTGAGAAATTTTGATACCTAACAATTAAGCTAAATATAAGTAATATTGGAGATTTTTAATGGCAGAGTTTAAACTTGGTAGAATTAGGTTTGTATGGAAAAATACATGGACTACTGGCACAACTTATTATAGAGATGATGTTGTTCAAATCGGAGGTAGATTATATATTTGTGTTTTAGGACACACAAGTTTACCGTCATTTTATGACGATTTAGACAGTGCTCCTGCAAAGTGGCAACTGATGGCTGACGGGCAAACCTGGAAAGGTGAATGGCAAAATTCTACTTATTATGTTTACAACGATATAGTTAAATTTGGTGCTGGTTTGTACATTTGTAAAATAGTACATACATCTACTAGCGACTTAGAACAAAATTTAGGTGACGAAATAGAAAATTGGGATGTATTTGCTACAGGATTAGAGTGGAAAGGTAATTGGGCGACCAATACCACATACAGACCAAATGAAATTGTAAAATATGGTAGCGGGACTTGGGTATGTAACACTGAACATTTATCTGCAGCAAGTAATGCTTCTGGTTTAGAAAATGATCTATCAAAATGGGATAGATTTACTTCAGGTATAGACTGGAAAGGATTATGGACGCCGTCTACTAGATACAAAGTTAATGATGTAGTAAAATACGGAGCTGGATTATATCTATGTAATGAATATCATACATCAGCTACTGAATTTGGAAGCGATAATTTTAAATGGGACACATTTGTAGAAGGAGTAAGCTTCGAAGACGAGTGGGATTCAACAACTACATATCAAGCAGGCGATATTGTGGTTTGGGGCGGTTATCAATACATAGCTCTTATTCAAAATATTAATACACAGCCAACAAGCTCTGCTGTAACCTGGAAAGTTTTTGCAAAAGGTTTTGCATTTAGTGGAGAATGGGGTGCATTAGACAGTGCTCAAGAATATAGAACTGGAAATGTTGTAACTGTAGGAAGTTCTGTTTATGTTGCTACTGCTGATAACAGTGCTATTGAACCTGGGGAAGTTACAGGTTGGGAGGACTATTGGGACTTAATGTCAACAGGTCTACGCTGGAGAGGACAATGGGTAGATGATGGATATTATGTTGTAGGTGATGTTGTTAGATATGATAAATCGTCATATGTGTGTGTAGAATCTCACGTAAGTGATGATGATGATTTTTCAACAGAAACAAAAACACCTCCAGGAGGAGGAGCAGAAAATAGTAGACCAGATTTAGACATAACTGGTAGATACTGGAATGTACTTGCAATAGGTTCAGAAACAGATGCACTAGAACAGTTGGGCGATTTAGTATATTACGGTGGTGCTGGTCCTACACGTCTTCCTATAGGAAAAGAAGGTCAAGTTTTAAGAGTATCTGCAGATGCTACACCTGAATGGACATTTTTTGGACAAAATCCAGATGTTTATTATGTGTCAACTACAGGTGTTGATCAACCTGCGCCTATTAGAGGGACAACGATAGAATCTCCTTGGGCAAGTATAAGATATGCTGCACAACAAATTTTAGATGGAACAAAATATCCTGCTGCAAGACAAATATTAGACCTAAATAGAATTTACATACAAAGAGAAACTGTAGAGTGGACAGATTATCAAATTACACAAGATAATACACCTTTTACGGCGAATTTTAATTATAATAGAGAAAAATGTGAAAGAGATATTGGTTTTATAGTTGATGCAATTATTCATGATTTAACACATGGCGGAAATGTAAAAGTAAGAGACGTTGGACTAAGTTATATAAGGCAAAGAGGCAATTTTTATCTTTTAAATCAAGCTGCTGAAACAAATGCAAGCATTAATTTTGCACTGGCATTAATGGAAAATGTTGTTAATCAAACCGATCCTTTAGAAATAGGAACATCAGGAACAAATAGTTGGCAAGTTTTCAATGGAGATAATTCTACAGCAGTTGTTCCACAATATAAAAACATAAACTTAGATGTAGAACAGGTATATCCGAGAATAACTGAATTAACAAATATAATTACAACTGCGATAGCAGCAGGTGATGAAACCGGAATTCCAACCAGGATAGAAACTAATACATTGATTAAGGTAGCAACTGGAAAATATTATGAAGTTTTACCTATAATTGTTCCAGCTCAATGTTGTGTTATGGGAGACGAATTAAGATCAGTTACTGTACATCCAAGGAAAGTTGAAAATGGATTAACGCCGGTAACCGATATAAAATATACATATGCTGCTTTAGATCATTTAGAAAATATTTTAGGAGATATTAGTCAAGGGATAACAGTTAATGCAGAATTAGGAAATAATGAATCTCAATTAATAGATTGGCCAATAGGTAGTCCTAGTACAGCTTTAGCAACTACAAAACTAGCAAGAGTAATTAAAAGATTTATTGATCACGGAATTGGAAGAAAAACTGAGGCAGTTTTTCCTGCTGCATATTTGCTAGCTGAGCCTGTTTATGGTTATGCAAAAGAAAATATTTTCTTAAATAGAGATTTCATTAAAAGAGAAATTAGAGGTTTTATAGATGATCAATATCCTGGATTATTTTATAGCAGAACAAAGTGTTTACAAGATGTTGGTTACGTAATTGATGCAGTTTGCTATGATTTAGTTTACGGTGGAAATTGGCAAACGATAAATGCAGCCTTAGCATATTATGGCGGAGCAACAGGCAATGCTTTGCAAATTAATACAAGTGAGCTGACTGCTACATTAGATGCCTACAGCTATTTACAATCAGTTTTACAAAATGTAGCTATAAACAATACAATTATAAATCCGTATCAAACTGAAATATCACAAATTATTACTATAAATTCAGCTAATGGTACTGTAAGTAATACAATTTTTACATTGATGAATACTTTCATTACTATTGTTACTGACAAAAATAATTTACCTGCTATCACTTATCCAGATTATAGTGCTGCAGCATCCGCATTACAAACAGATGCTTATAATTTAGAAAGTAATTATACTAGTATCCAAGAACAAACTATTGATTTTATAATCAGTAAATTTGGAAGTTTTACATATAGAGGAGAATATTGTAGAAGAGATTTAGGATATATACATGAGGCATTCATGTTAGACTCATCTCTTCAAACAAATTTTTGGGGTATATACACTGGATATGCATACAACAGAGCACAATCAAGTGTTGTAAAGCAAGAACAAGCCCAACAAGAATTGTATGGTGTAGCAGTAATTGCTAGTGAAATAAATGCAGATTATGTGGCCCAAAACAATCCAGATTCTAACGGAGCAACCGTTCTAGTTACTGCTAGTCAAAATAATTTAACTACTATATTTAATAATGGCGATGCTAGTGCTCCTGCTGTATCCTATTATAGCATTCCAGGCGGAGTAGCAACCCGAGAATACGCTAGACTTCAAATTATAAATAATCGAGATTATATTGTAGATTTTACTGCAAATGCAAACTCGTATTGGCAACAGCTAAGTACTGCATTACAAACAAAATGTAAACAAGATTTAGCAAGAACATTAGAATCTTGGGCATTTGATATAAATTATGATCAAACACCAGACGGAGGCGGATGTAATATTGCAACTTTAAATGTTGTTAGATCATTATATAACAATATAACTGGTGAATCAGTATACGGCACATCAGCAGAACGAGCAGCAAGTGTACAATTATATACAAGTTTAGCTACAAATGTCAAACAAGCTTTCCAAAATACATTAGGCGGTGGAAATCAACCTTACACTGGATCAACTGCAGGCGCAACAGAAGATAGTAAAATTGATGTACTAAGAGCTATAATCACCGACTCTATAACTGCAGATGATCCGACTACAGTTCCGGCAGCACTACAACCAGACACGAATTGGTTAAGTAATGATCTTCTAAACTCGGTAAACACAATTAATAGTACAAGAAAAACTGCTCATATCAACAATGCTTTACAAGATATTACAACTGTATACAGTGGATTTGATTTTAACCATGCAAAATGTTCAAGAGACATAGGTTTGATATTAGATGCTGCTATATATGATTGGTTTTTAGATACAAATTTTGCTTCAATAGTTGCAGCTTACAGTTATGCAAGACTACCTTCAGCAAAAGTATCCGGATATCAAAAAGAAGCTACTATTGCTGCAAATGAATATGTTAGAATTTTGGCAAAAAACATAGTTTCTGAACAAGCAGCGAAAGATCAAATAGATTACACTATAGACTTTGTTAATGATATAATTTTTGGTTTTAACCCCGAAGGAAACAACCGACAAACTGCTGAAAAAGATTTGTATGCAAATAGTAGGATATTAGATTTAAATAAAGAATTTATTGTTGCAGACGTTTTAAACAAAGTTGATAACTATCATGCAGATGTTATTACTGACATAACTGCATCTGACAACACAATGACATTAGCTACTACGCAATGGTTAGAAGTAGGAATGGAAGTTATTATAACTAATACTGATGAATTTCTTTTCCCAGACACATTTACCTTTGATTTTTCAGCTACATACACTATTGGTAGAATTGTAAGTGCAACTAAAATTAGGCTTATTGATCCTACTAATACTCCTGTAGAATTTGCTAATGATTACACAGGTTTAAATTTAGCGATCCGAACTGCTTACGAATACAACAGAACACTATGTACAAGAGATTTAAAAAGTATAATCCATGGCATGAGATGGGATTTAGTGTATCCGCAACAATGGGAGAGAAGATTTGCTACAAACAGTGTTTTACGTCAGTACGATTTTACATTTAATTTACCTGCATACTACAAATCAAAATTAAGTGCAAGATATTATGTGAACAGTGTGTTAGGTTCTAAAGAAGAAGATATGTACTATCTAAGGAATGCAACCGGATTACGCTTACAGACTGTAGACGGATTAGACGGAGATCTTGATGCTGGAAATTTATTAGGAACACAGAGACCAACAGCAGGAGCTTATGCATCTTTAGACCCAGGTTGGGGACCAGATGACGAATCTGTATGGATAACAACTAGATCACCGTATGTGCAAAATTTAACAACATTTGGACATGCTGCAATAGGACAAAAGATAGATGGTGCATTACATAACGGCGGTAATGATTCAATCGTTTCAAACGATTTTACCCAGGTTATTAGTGATGGTATTGGAGCTTGGATAACAAATAATGGTAGGGCAGAGCTTGTATCTGTGTTTACATACTATTCACACATAGGATACTTGGCAGAAAACGGTGGCAGAATTAGAGCTACTAATGGTAACAACAGTTATGGCAAGTTTGGATCTGTTGCAGAAGGTGTAGACCCTGATGAAACACCCGTAACTGCTGTAGTTGACAATAGATTTCAATTTAACGCTGACATTTCAAATGTCAACGTAACAGGTGACGAAATAATTAATGTAGAATTTTCACATGCAGGAGAAGCTTATACAGAAGCTGTGATAAATGTTTTTGGTGCAGGCATAAATGCATCTACATATACAGATGAATTTAGAGACAGGGCTGTCAATAGGGTAGAGATTACTGATTTAACAGGTGACGAAGAACAATTTGGCGGTAGTGGTTACTTAATTGTTTCAAATACCGCTCAAACTGGAACATTAACAAGTTTAACGCTAGCAGCGACAGACGGTAATCCTGATACAGCATATTCCGGCAAACAAATGAGAATTTTTATTACTGGAGGAACAGGTGTAGGCCAATATGCTATCATTGATACATATAATTCGGGAAGCAAAACTGCAACTGTGGTTAAAAATGATGAAACAACACCTGGTTGGGAACATCTAAATCCAGGTACACCTATTGTAGTACCTAATGCAAGTTCGGTATATCAGATTGAACCTAAAATAACAATTTCAGCACCTCCGTTTAGTACAACTGCAACAGCTTTAAGCGCATCGCAAGATACAACAGACATTACATGGTGTTACACGAGCATAGAATATGTAAACCCAACCCAAGGATTAGTTGTTTCAGACATAGGAGCAGGAGCAACTTTTACAGTTAACAGGGTAGGTAGTAAGTATATAGTCGCAGTAACTAATGGTGGTGCAAACTATGTAACAGGTGACAGTATAACTATCCCAGGGGATCAATTAGGCGGAATGACACCACTAAATGATTTAGAAATAATTGCTTCTGCATGTGATAGCACTACTGGTGCAATTTTAGAATTTGATCAAGAAGGGTTTGGTTGCAGCGGAGACTTTATAGCAGTTGGTGACACAAGCACAAGCATAGAAAAAAGCACAGACGGTACAACATGGACAAATTTATCCATTGGAGGAAGTGGACAATCAGGACCGGCAAAAATTGCTAATGCGATATTATATGACGGATCTAGCGATATTGCAGTAAGTTCAACTGTGATTGTAACTCAGAGCACGTCTCAAAATCAAGTATTCCAATCATATGATAATGTTAATTGGGGTGCTGTAGCATTACCAAATGCTTACGATAGCGAACCATACATTACATACGGTCAAGGCAAGTTTTACTTAATGTTTAAAGGATCAAGAGATGTTTTAGTCTCAGACGACGAAGGTAATACTTGGACCCAATATGCAAATGCTTTGCCTGATCAGACCGGTTGGGTAGGAATTACGTTTGGAGCCAATCGCTTAGTAGTTGCTTTAGACGACAGTAATACAATTGCATATGCAGAATATCAAAATCCAAGTTTATGGACAAAAGTCTTACTTACAGATGAATTATTAGCTCCAATTGTAAGGAATTGGAGTGCTATTACATTTGGCGCAAACAGATTTGCAGTTGTATCGCAAGATCAAAATGATCTAATTTATTCATTAGATAGAGGAGAAAGTTGGACGCTTGTAGATTTGCCAGCAGATGGTTCTACTTTAGGAGTTTCTAAGGACATAAAATATGCCCAAGGACAATTTGTTGTAATAGATAACTTGCAAGGCGAAAATATTAGAACTTCTATAGATTGTGCAAATTGGGAATTACGTTCAGTTGTTGCACAAGCAGGCAATAATGGATATAATGCTTTAGGTTTTGGTAATCCAGATTTAGAGCCTGTGTGGATATTAAAAGGATCAGATGTACAAACTCATGTAGTTAGGATGACATTAGGCATGCAAGCATTTGCTCGCCCTAGTATTGCAAATGAAAAAATATTTGCAATAAGAATAGTAGAACCTGGAAGTGGGTACACAAGCGTACCGACTTTAACCGTAACAGATCCTAACAATATCTATGACGTAACTTATACCGTTAAAACAGGTAGCGGAGTTTTAGCTAATCCAACATTCACAAACAGAGGTATAGGGTATGAAGCAGCTAGTGGAAATATCAGCGCAACTGAATCAAATGGATATGCAGAATTTGATCAAACTGGAATTTTTGTTGCTGTTAGAAGAATGTCTGATGTGCCAGTAGCAGGTTCAAACGTAGTGTTTGATCATTTACCAAATGATGTCTTTAAATTAGTAAATGTTGTAACATTCCTAGGAGCAAATGATGGAGGTTATACTGGATTTTTAAACTTATCACCAGAAATGCCTAGTACTAGTCCTCCCCCAGATAAAACTCCTTTAAATATGCGGATAAGATATTCACAGGTGCGTTTAACAGGACATGACTTCTTAGATATAGGAACTGGTAATTTTGCGAGTACAAATTATCCAGGAGTACCTTTCCAAGATCCAAATCAACAATACGAAACTGTTGAATCTGCTGGCGGAAGGGTGTTCTTTACAGCTACTGACCAAGATGGAAACTTTAGGGTAGGTAATCTATTTAATGTAGAACAATCAACAGGTATTGCTACTCTAAATGCAGACGCATTTAATATTGCAGGATTACAAGAATTAAGTTTAGGTGAAGTGACTCTTGGCGGAAGTTCTGCGACAGTAAGCGAATTTTCAACAGATCCGTTTATGACTGCAGATAGTGATTCAGTGATACCAACGCAAAGAGCAATAAAAGCTTATATCGAAGCTCAAATTGGTGGCGGTGGTGCTTCACTTAATGTTAACTCGTTAACTGCAGGTGACATATTTATAAGTACAAATTTAATTTCAACAGTAACTGGTGCAAGTATACAATTTAACGCAACTGCAAACTTCCTTGGAGGTGTAACAGGTATACCACTAGCACTCAATTACTTTTTAAGATAAATACATTGGAGAAATATTAATGGCAACAGGAATTTTAGGAAACGCAGAGTTAACTGCAGGTGTAGACACATCATTATATGTTGTTCCAGAAACAACATTTTCAGTTATAACTGTAAACTTATGTAACAGAGGATCTGCAAGTGTGTTTTGTAACATTGCAATTTCAGATACAGCAAGTCCTACGACTGCTGAATACTTAGAATTTAATGTAGAATTATTACCATCAGGTAGCATAGAAAGAACAGGAATTGTAGTTAATGCAGAAAAACAAATTATTGTTAGAGCAGATGCAGCAAATGTTACAGCTATTGTTTATGGAATAGAGACAACAACGCTATAAAAAGGAAGATTAATGAGAAGAATTACAGTTGGAAAATATCCTATTAACGACTCACTAGTTCATATGTCGCAAAGGATAATGAGCGTTCCAGATTCTCCAGCTAAAATTGAGTTTACATCACTTGGATTAGTAGTAGGTGATTCGCAAGGTACTGTGTCAACAGACTCGGAATTTAATATTAATGATAATTTGCCATTAAAATTTAATGCAACTAGTGGCGGTTTTACAGCATTCCAGCCAAGTGCAACTGCACAAGATACAACATATATTTTACCGCAACAAGATGGTACAGACACGCAAGCAATAGTTACTGATGGTTCTGCAAATCTAAGATGGGAAAGCGTTAAATATCTTTATTCAGTTAAAGTGGGTGGATTTACTGCAGAATCCTGGCAAGCATATTTTGTAGATACAACGGCAGGATTTATTGCTGCAACACTTCCATTAAGTCCTACAATGGGAGACACTATAAGATTTTTTGATGTAGCTGGTACTTTTGATACAAATCCTTTAGTTTTAGTGCGGAATGGAGAAGTTATAATGGGCGACAATGCAGACATGCAAGTAGATACTGTAAATGCCGCATTTGACATTGTTTACAGCAATTCTACCTACGGCTGGAGGATTATAACAGTATAATGGCAACTTACGAAAGCTATAAAAAAATTAAAACCGAACAATTTATAGACGGAACTGTTACAAATGAAAAATTAGGACCTGATGCTAGACACAGATATTGTGTAAAATGGGTTACAGGAAATCATTGTAGATGCAGTCCTGGATGCTGCTGTTTATGGACTGTTCCTGGCTGTACCCGTCGTGTTTACTGGGAAATGTGGGGAGCAGGTGGAAACGGAACTGGTGCCTGCAGTTGTAGTAGATGTCATCATTATCACGGAGCCGGTGGTGGATATTTTAACACAAAAATGATAGACACAGTGCCAGGATGCCAATACACTGTATGCGCAGGCGGTGTTTACAGATGTCTTAGCAGAGAATGTACAGGACTTGCTAACGGATGCACAACTTATGTAAACGGTTACAATCTTAGTAATTTTTGTGCTATAGGAGGTCACTATGCAATAGCTAACACAGATTGGACAAATTATTGTCTTAGCTGCTGGAGCTGTTGTTTGAGTCCGGGAAATAATGGAGGTGATTTTGGATTTGGAAATCATGTAGGTATGTTTGGCGGAATTTTTAATTGTCATTGCCATCATCAATATACTAGACCAACCCCGGCACCGTTCTTAGGAGGTACAGTTGCACACGCCCTTGCAGTGTGTTGGATTAGATGCGGTTGTTGGATCGCACCTCCAGGACATGGAGGTCAGAATGCTCAATCAACATACTGTGGTTCTGGTTGTTGTGGTCAAGGCGGAACAGGTGGGCCAGGAGCAGTAAAAATTACTTTTACATGAGGATATTATGGCAACATATGCAAGTTATAAAAAAGTAAATGGTGATCAATTTTACGATGAAACTATAGCAGATAATAAATTTAATGACACTACATTACACACATTTGGTGTAAAATGGTTTTATGGTTTATTAGGTTTTTGTTCTCCAGGTTGCTGCTGTTTATGGACTGTACCTACACAGGTACAAAGATTACAGTGGGAATTATGGGGTGCAGGTGGTAATGGTGCTGGTGCATGCAGTTGTAATAGATGTCATCATTTCCAAGCAGCAATGGGAGGTACATACTCTGCAAAAACAATTAGCACAGTACAAGGGTGTCAATACACAGTATGTGCTGCTGGAGTATATCGCTGTCTTAGTAGAGAATGCGAAGCATACTACAACGGATGCACAAGCTATGTAAACGGATACAACCTTAGTAATTTTTGTGCTTGCGGCGGTGATAGAGCAAGGGCTAACACCGCATGGTCAGATGGATGTTTTGGAGTAAATAATTATTGTTTTGGACCAACTCATAATGGTAATGACATGACCATAGCTACACACCGACCAGGCTGGTCTACTGCAAGCGGTTATTGTCATTGTCATCCACAAGAAATACATCAAGGCCAAGCTCCAAAAATTGGTGGTTATTCTTCTGGAGGAGTAAGGGAATGCTGGATTAGATGTGGTTATTTTGCAGTGCCATATGGAACTGGTGGGCAGAGTGCTTTGAATACTTTTTGCGGTAGATGCTGTGGGCAAGGCGGCACTGGCGGTGGTGGATTAGTAAAAGTAATGTACATTTAGGATATATATTATGGCATCATACAGGAGTTACAAACGTTTACATGGTGATCAAGTTTTAGATAAATCTATTGATACATCACACTTATCAAGTGGAGTTAGATCTACATACTCAACAAAATGGTTTTATGGAACTCCGGATAGGTGTAGTCCAGGCTGTTGTTGTCTATGGACAGTTCCAGGCAGTGTTTGTCAATTAAATTGGGAGTTGTGGGGAGCAGGAGGCAACGGTAACGGAGCCTGTAGTTGTAATAGATGTCATCATACAAAGCCATCTGGTGGTGGATCATATGTGAGCAAGAGTATTAGGTCAACTCCAGGTTGTACATACACAGTTTGTGCTGCAGGAGTTTATCGCTGTCTTAGTAGAGAATGCACAGCCTGTAATGGGTGTACAAGTTATGTAAATGGATATAATTTAAGTAATTTGTGTGCATGTGGAGGAGGACAAGGATATGCAAATACAGATTGGACAGATGGGTGTTTTTCGACCATGCCTTATTGTATTAGACCTGGGTGTGTAGGAACTAGTGCAGATGGTGATTGGGCAATGTACACACATGAAGGTAATTTTCAAGGACAAGCTGCTTTTATGTATCCTGGCGGTACTTGTCATTGCTGGAAACATATTGGACATAGCACAGGTGCACCGAATTTAAGTAATGGATTGTACGAACAAAATTCAAATTATTGTTGGATAAGATGTGGTTGTTGGACTGTTGCGTATGGAGCTGGTGGACAAAGTGCAACTTCAAACTATTGTGGCCGTTGTTGTGGTCAAGGTGGCACCGGCGGTGGCGGTTTAGTTAAAGTAACATATTTTTAATGGAGAAAATTTTATGGCAATGGTTGAACTAGATTGGGAATTAGCATTACCAAATGAATATTGTATTGATCATTCTTTTAGCCAAGGTAAAACAAGAACATGTACCTATGATGGACCTGATAAATTGTTCTTAATAATAGATAATGATACAGGAAAACAAGGAGCAGGACCATTAACCCAGTTAGAGAAAAATGACGGAAGACCGTTACCTCTAAATTGTAGATATGTAGAAGTAGATTGCATAGCTAATCCAATGATAGGACAATTAATGGGACCTGTTATTGATGAAGCTGAGGAAGATTATACAAGTGAAGTTATACCTCCTGGAGTGGTTGAAGTGCCTGGGTACCGTACTTTTACATATCAAACTCCATTGGTAGCTAGAGATATATGGGATCCACAGACTCTGCATGTAGACGAAAACGATAATGTTACATTCCAAGTAAGATCAACAGATTGGGCAATCTTTGGAACTGAGCTTGATAGAGAACTAACATGGGACGATCTTAGAGCTAAACGAGCAAGTTTATTAAAAAATAGTGATGCTGAAGTAACTGATGATATGCCGCAGAGCTTAAAAGACAAATTTACAGTTTATCGTCAGCGATTGAGAGACTGGCCAAATGTAATGCAAGCAGCCGGTATACCTGTAAAATTTGCTTATAAAATGGAACCAATTGATCCAGCATCTGAAATACCACCGGATGCTGAAGGACCAATAATTCTATAATAGTTGCTATCAAATTACAAAATTATAAATAATTTTTAATTATAAGAGGTAATTTGAGTAAATCTACAGCATTTTTTATCAACGGAGGAGCAGGAAGGACCTTAGCAAGTATTCCTGCTTTTGAAAATTATTATAAAGACAATCCTGAAGACAATTTTATCATAGTTTGTGAATCTGGCACTGATTTTTTTAAAGGTCATCCTATCCTACACAACAAAGCTTACGATGTATGGCACAAAGGACTTTTCGAAAATTTTATCAAAGATAGGATTTGTGTGAGTCCAGAACCATATAGAGTTTGGGAATATTACAACCAAAAATGTAATATTGCACAAGCATTTGACATAGAAATTAATCAAAAAGGATTGCGAGACTTACATGTTCCTAAAATTTATTTTAATAAGCAGGAAATAACATCTGCAGCAAGTGTAATTGACGAAGTGAAAGAAGTTACAGGTTTTGATAAAGTTTTAGTAGTCCAACCATTTGGGAGGTCAGTTGAAACAGTAGGAAAAGATTACATAATAGATTCAACTAGTAGAAGTTTTCAATTAGATAATATTGTTGATATAATTAATCAACTTAGGAAAGAATATGCTGTTATTATAATGTCAGAAATTCCTATCTCTTTTAATCAAGACATAGAACAAAAATATCCAGTTGCAAAACCTCAAATACCAGATATTAGAATTTGGGCAGCTATCCTTGAAATTGCTGATCACTTCCTAGGCTGTGATAGCCTAGGACAGCATATAGTAAAATCATTAGGTAAAACGGCAACAGTTGTACTTGGATCTACGTATCCTATTAACATAAGTTATCCAAACGACAAAAATTTTGATATTATAGACGTAGGACAAGATAAACGCAAATATTCTCCAATTCGAATTTCAATCGATGAAGAAATTGAAAGATTTAATGACGAATCAATGGAGCTATCTAAAAAACAAATAGAGGATATTTTGTCAAGTGTAAGGAAAAGACTAGGAAAAAGTTCAAAAAAACCAGAAATAACTCAAAAAAAAGATTTGCCAAAACTTACATTTAAAGGTAGATAAATGTGGATAGCAGGAATAACAAGAGGTCATAACGGCGGTGTATGTCTAATGCACAATGGACAAATTGTATTTGCAATTGAAGAAGAAAGATTATCTCGCCAAAAATACGACGGCGGTCCTTTTGCTGCAATGACCAAAATATTAGATTATACTGATCATTTAGATTTTTTAGTAATAGCTCACACCCAACCTCTTTCAGAAACTGCCGGTATGGTTGACTATACCGGAGATGATGTGTACACAGGGTTAGCTAGAAAACTTAGATTAATAGAAACCTATCCAGAAAGTAGACCGCATCCACAAGTAATAGATTTAAGCAACATGCATCATAAATTGCATGCTGCTTGTGCTTTCTATAGATCAGGATTTGAATCTGCAACTGCTGTAATAGTTGACGGTGCAGGAACATTCCTAGAAGCTGATTTAGGCACAGGTAGGTCTGAATTATTATTTGAATTGGAAACTATCTTTTCATGTGAATATCCAAATAATTTTAAAACTTTATGGAAGCATGTAGGCGGAAATGGTCCTTTTGTAACGCGATATATAGAGGATATGTCCAGTGCAAAATTCCAAGAAGAAGGTAATCACATTTGCATTATAGAATCTGCTTGCGGCTTAGTAAAAATGTATGAAGCAGTAACTAATTATTGTGGATTCCAAGCAATTGAAGCTGGAAAAACAATGGGCTTGTCTTCTTATGGAGCTGAAAATCCTAATATTCCTAGTTTTTTTACTGTAAACGATTTGTATCCAACTGCTAATAAAGATTTATTTATACCTACGTATCCTAACAGTGCTTTAATTAACACACAACCGTACTCTTTTTTATATGATGAAAATTATATCGAATTACACGAATTAACAAAGTTACAAAATAGAAAAGATTTAGCATTTGCAGTTCAAAAAGAAACACAACAAAAAGTTTTAGAATTAATCTTATATGCAGTTGAATTAACTGGAAACAAAAATGTTGTATTAAGTGGCGGTTATGGATTAAATTGTGTTGCAAATTATTATTATTTAGATAAGTTGAAAAAACATGATATTTCTTTGTTTGTAGAACCTATATCAAGCGATGCAGGAACAGCTATTGGTGCAGCAGCTTTTATACATTATCTTAAAACTAATTCAAATAACAAAACAGTAAGTAACAATTTATATCTCGGGTTGCCCACTAATTATACACAAGATAATATTGCAAAACTTGCAAAAAAATATAGTGCAAAAATAAGTGATTGCAACGAATTAGAAATTGTAAATTTACTAATACAAAAAAATATTGTTGCTATTTTCCAGGGTAGGAGTGAAAACGGTCCAAGAGCACTTGGAAATAGATCTTTACTTTTTGATCCTAGATTTAAAGATGGTAAAGATTTTGTTAATAAAGTCAAAAAAAGAGAATATTTTAGACCATTTGCTGGAACAGTCCTTAAAGAACACGCCTCTAATTGGTTTGATATGAAAAGTTTATCAGAAAGTCCGCACATGATGTTTGCGGTAGATGTTTTAGATCATGCAAAAGATCAAATTCCTTCTATAGTACATGTAGATAATACCTGTAGGATACAAACTGTTACAGAAGATCAAAATCCTCATTACTATTCTTTAATAAAATGTTTTTATAATGAAACAAAAGTGCCAATATTATTTAACACAAGTTTTAACTTAGCAGGCGAACCATTAGTTGAAACTTTAGACGATGCATTAGCTACATTGTCTAAGAGTGATATAGAATACTTATATTTGCCAGAATATGAAAAATTAATTACTGTAAAAAATGATAATTAACAATCAAGAAATGATAAATTTATATGATTATGATTTATCACAAGATCAAATTATTATTATAGATGATCTATTTCCTAATTATTTTATAAATCATGTGCATGATTTAGTATTTAATTCTTACAGTTGGTTTTATGGTCATACTAGCAACTATCCAATAGATAAAAATTATGATATAGGAGCTGACGAATCGTGGCCAGAAGTTGCATGTTTGAAACAGCAAATTTATCCTCCAATTAGTGCAATTGCGAATGATTCTTGTTTTCAAATGATTTACAATGCAATTACACATTTAATTCCTTTTGAGTTAGAGTTAGGTGAAATATTAATTAATGGGCAACAATACATACACAACACTGTTCCGCACACAGATTGTTCATGTGATAATGGAATAAGCTGGATATATTATGTAAATAAAAATTGGAATACCCATTGGGGAGGAGAAACACTTATAAAAATAGATAATACTTGGCAAAAAATCACACCAGTTCCAGGTAGAATTTTTTTATTTAAAGGTAATATTCCACATCACGGATTACCACCAAATGAAAACTATAAAGGTTTGCGAGCAACTCTAGTATTCAAAACCATGCGGAAAATTCCGCTACCTTCTCCTAAATAATATCATGGTACATAATATTTTTCCAATACCTATTTTTATAGACGAAATAGATTTGGAAAAAATTCAAATAGATGAACAAGAATTTTCAAAGATATGGTTAAGTGAAACTCCTAGCACTTTTACTGAAAAACACAATATTACAAATGAAACTTTTGAATATCTTATAGAAATTTTTGTCAAAAATTTAGGTGAAAAATTTATAGGACAGAATCCAAGTTTTGGGCAAATATGGAGGAATAAGTATGATGAGAATGACTGGCAAGATATACATATTCATCCAAAAGCAGCTTGGAGTTTTATAATATACGAAACTGTAGATGTGTCTAATACAGTTTTTATGAATCCCTGTTATAAAGATATACAAAATCATATAGGAACAAACTGTTTAGAATTTCCATTAGATTTTAGACCTAATTTGCCGGCAGGATCAATTATAATTTTTCCAAGTTTTTTAGAACACTATGTAAAACCTGGTGGTAAAGGAACTACAATATCTGGTAATGTTTACATGGATTATAATTAATGGAATTAAGTATTGCTGTTATAGATAATTTTTTGCCAAAACCAGAACTAGTAAGACAACAGGCCTTAAACTTGGATTTTTTTGTAGAAGGATCATTTCCGGGTAAAAGAAGTTTAGCAGCTGATTACCAGTATAGAGAGTTTATAAAACTTAAGATAGAAAATAATTTAAGAATTAATATTGTAGAATGGGTTATGGATAGTTTTTGTTTCCAGTTATGTCTAGAAGGAAGTAAAAGTTGGATACATTCAGATAACTGCGATTATGCAGGTGTGTTGTATCTTACACCTAATGCACCTGTTGAAAGCGGAACTAATTTCTTTGAGAATAATAATTTAATCGATTCTATAGGTAATAAATTTAACCGTGCTATTTTTTACAAAGCAAATCAACTGCATTCGAGTAATTTGTCCGGTTTTGGCGATTCTGCAAATACTGGTAGATTAACACAAGTATTCTTTTTTAATGTAAAATAATGCATTCATTTTTTCCATCTTATTTTTTTGAAAAACAAATAGAAAATCATGAAGAAATTTTAGAAATATGGAAACCTTATATCAACGATCAAACATATTTTGATGCGAGTTGGTCTTACGGTACAAGCAAGACTTCTATAAGAAATAAAAAAAATGATTTACTACCATGGAACATATGGTTTGAGTCTATAAATCCTGTATTGCATAATTTTCTAAATCAATTAGAGCCTATTACAAATTTTGAAATAATTTGTGATGAATTTTGGGCAAATATCTATAACAAAGATGAATTTCAAGAACCTCATGATCATACTTTTCCAGGTAGGAGCCTAAGTTTAATATATTTTTTACAGTGTAAAGAAGGTGTAAGCGAATTAGTATTCGAATGTCCTAATTTTAATTTAATTAAAGCTAGCGGGTTAAATAGGATATTCAAACGGTGGGAATATCATCATATAACACCTTATCAAACACAAGGTTTACTACTTGTTTTTCCAAGTTGGATTAACCATTATGTACTACCTGTTAAAAATGTTCCAAGAATTACTTTATCAGCTAATCTTACAATCAAAGAAAAAAAATAAATGGAAAACAAAATATTTTATGAATTTTATAATTCTTGGATTTTAGAAAGTAAATGGGCTGATTATGAAAAATATTTAGATTTATTTAATAGTAATGAACCAAATAAAGTTACGCCAGGTGTAAGCACAACTGTAAATGGATATCAAATAGGACAAGAATTAACTAATATATCAGAATTAACAAATATTATTAGAAAAGAAGTAAACAATATTTTAACAATAAAAAAATATAGTTACTTAATAAATAATCCTATTATGGCTTGGAGTATAGAATATTATGTTAATGGTTGGAAAGGAATTCACAATCATAATAAAGGTTTAACTGGAGTAACAGCAGTTTTATACTTTGATAAAACTGTACAAAAAGGTAATAATGAAGGAAGTTTTTTTGCATTTTGTTATAATAACGTAGGAGATATAGAAGTTAAGTATTGGACACCTTTTCCAGGATTATTGTTAGTAATGGATTCTAAAGTATGGCATGGTGCTTATCCTACATTAAATAATAGAAAAGTTTTAGTTATTGATTTTAGCATAGAACATTTATGAGAACACTGTTTGTTGGTTGTAGTCATACAATGGGTTATTGTAATACAAACTTAAATCAACCTGTAAATGTATGGCAAAAAAATAATTATGCAGAAATTTATAGTAAAATACATAATAAAAAATGTGTTATTATGGCAAGTGCAGGCACAGGCAATAGGGCATACCCTAGGTTCCTAGCGCATGCTTTCAACACATACGACGATATAGATGAAGTTTTTTTACAGAGCACATATTGGGGTAGATTTCCTGTTGTTATAAATCCTGATTTAGATTACAAAAAAATATTTCCAATAGATTTTTTCTTGCAAAAAGATCTAAGCAGTGATCTAATTGATCGTTGGAGTATTTCATTAAGTGTAAAAAACAAGTATTTAGAACATTTTATAAAGGCACAACCTGAAGATTGGTCAATGTTTCCATACATAAGAGATACTGCACCTTGGATTGCCGAACCTGATCCTAGACGTAGTTCTTATCTTTATTTTCAAATGTGGCATTATCAAAATACCCATTTAGAACAAGAAGATTATATGAAAGATATTGCTGTATGTGATATGATTTGCGCCAATAATAACGTGCCTATGTACGTTTGGAATATTAATAATAAATGTTTTATTCCAAAAGAAACATTAAATTTTTTTACTAAACTATCTAAAACACATATAGCTAAATTTGATTGTGAAACTTATTTAGAGAGCATTGGATACAAAAATATAAAAAAAGAAAAAGTAGATGATGAACACTACAATTATCGTGCGCATGAGTTGATAGCAGAAAAGTATATACCATATATAAGAGAAATACATGATAGACAATTATGACGGAATAGAAGAATATAAAAATGCATATAGTCAAGAGTATTGTGAAGAAATAATTAGACATTTTGACATAATGTCGCAAAATAATATTACAAATAAATTGAATGACATACGACGAAACCAAGATGAACGAATTGTTTTTGATTGGGCTCATACCCAAAATATGTATCATTATGATTACAATTTGTGTGGATATTTTTACGAAAATTTAAATAAAATTTATTTTGAAGAGTACATAGAAAAGTATTCTATCCTAAAACAAGCCCAAGATCATTCTGCAAAAGGAATGAGTGTACAAAAAACATTACCACATGAAGGATATCATCCGTGGCACAATGAAATTGAAAATATAGGAAGCAGTGTAAGGGTTGTAAATTATATGTTGTACCTAAATGATATAGACGAAGGCGGAGAGACTGAATTTTTATACCAAGGAAAAAAAATTAAACCGGAACTAGGAAAATTATTAATATTTCCAACTAATTTTATGTATCCACATAGGGGAAATCCTATTTACACAGGAGAAAAATACATAATAACAGGTTGGTATACTTTTGATAAATAATCTTTATAAAAGGAGAACAAAAAAATGCCATTCGCAGTAAAAAAACCACATCCACAACATCCAAATGTAAAAGTTTGGCATACATGGGATCCAGATTTAGACGGGTATGAAGAAGTTAGAAAATGGGTTACAAGAGCTAACGCAGAAAAATGGGTAGCAGAAAATCATCCTAATAAAAATTGTGAAATTGTAGAAATAGGTTATGAAGCAGGG